ATTCCTGGCTTGACCTCACGGTCGTGTGTTGAGTTCTCACTGAACTCCTCTTAGCGATTTAACGTTAAGCGTGAAGGGATGAGGCCTTGCGGCCTATGATGCCCTTGATGGCATATCTCGTTACGAGATGGAAAAGGTGTAGAACCACCTTTGTAACTGGGTCTCCCATAAGGATACCCCGAGTGGAGAGGAACATCTCCATAGTTCGATCATTATGATCGATAGTCTCCACTTGACGTGGAGCACAAAGTGCGAAAACGCACGTTTGACGGTACCATTCCGGCACTCCCATCTGTCTACACAGATGATTGAGCATTGCACAAGCAATGTTATGGTCACCATAATCGGTGGCCTGTGACAAGTCAGAAGAAAAGAAATATTTCTCCTGATCTCCGAATATGAATCCCGCAGAGGGATTCTTATGGGACATGCGTTTGAAGAATTCCCACGCATGATTTGCTGCACCCACACCGGATGCAGAAGAAGGAATAACAGAAATGTATTCCAAAAGAACATGTGACAACACATGGAGTAGCACTGCATGTGCTAAATGAGATACAGTAATCGCTCTGTATTTACCAAGTTCCGCAACAAGACTGATGCGGACAGACATGACATTCTTGTCATAAACTGTTTCACGATCGTGAAACTGATGAAGGGACCACTGGAATAAGAAGTCCCCAGGTGAACTGCTGTATTTATTCAGCATATTACCGGTCTTGCGGCCAGTATTCAGATCGATCACTTCGATCTCAGTGATTCTACTAAGAACCTTTCGGGCAGCCTCAAGCTTCCCACCATCCTCACTTTTGGTGAAGAATTCTCCTGAGTCAGAAAGACTCACCTTTGCAGCAGATACACATCTGCTGAAAAATTTATCTGTTCTCTCCTTGCCTGAAAGGCTTAAAAGAACTTCCTGGTGCATCTGCTGCACTGCTGGGCCTATAAAAGGCCTGACGCCCTCGTAGAGGGATGGATCAGCCGGCTCCTTGAGCAGACTGTGGATCTTCTCCATGGTTTTGGAGTAGACGCTTTGGGGTGGCACCCCAGAGGCTCTCGTTTGTGAGAGCAATGTGGTGAGGAATCCTCTCCACGGATTTGGGCGTTTGCCCATTTTCGAGCATAAAACTCGAAAGAAAGACAATTCCTGAGGAATGTCGATTTTGGAGAAATCTCCAATTGGGTTGAAACCAACCTCTTTGATGGTCTTACGAACCATCTTGACCTTTTCGAAGGCCGTGATCCTCACTGGATCTTTACCGAAATAATCCGGTAGAAGGCAACAGATCAAACTGTTGGACACACGGTCCATGAAGGACCATGACTGAATTTCCTTGTCAAGAGGAAAGGCAAGAACGATCTGCATAAGTAGACCGTCAACTGTTGCAAGAAGATTCTGCAACTTCTTTACACAGTGTGGTTTCACTGGTAATTTCACGAGTTGATCAACTCGCTCCTTTCCAGCATAGCTGGATTTACCTGCAAGCAGGCGAAGAATGGCTACGCCATTCCTACCATGCGAAATCTGTTTCGCAGCTCCATCTGGGCTGATCAGCCTAGAATACCAGTAGGTACCGTCATACAGTACCTTTTGTGCAACATAGACCGATGGAAGGTCATGGAACATGACACGGTTCTTCAGACCCGTGAGGCACCTTGGGAGCTTCGACTCCCAAATATTTTCTGCATTCCAGCAGACCTTGAAGCCCGTTATAGGCTTCTTTGAGTCCCGTAAATGGGGCCCGACGACTTCAAGATTGAACTTGAATAAATCAGAATGGTGTTCACCGTCCTGACAGGTACACGTTCCAAAATCGGAACGCTTGAATTTCTTCGCTTTGCGAAGGATTGATGTGGAAGGAAAACTTCCAGTAGAAAGAACCTCAACGGAGGGGTTCCAAGGCATCTTGACAACAGATGTTGTAGATAGGGAAACAAACTATCAGAGTGTGTCTACAAAGTCAC